TAGATGCTATTCAAAAACGTCGCCGGCCAGAAGGTCCCCGTCTACGCACACGACACCAACGCCGACGCGCCGAAGACCGGAGACGCGGCCAACATCACGGCCCGCATCTCTAAGGACGGCGCCGCTGTTGCCCAAACAAACGACGTCACCCCGGCCGAGCTCTCCGCGACTCTCGCCAAGGGTGTCTATCTATTCGACCTCACCCAGGCGGAGACGAATTGTGACCTGCTCATTCTGTCGGCCGCCAGTTCGACCGCCGACGTCCAAATCGAGCCGGTTATCATCTACACCCAGGGCGGAGCCGTCCCCAAGGCCACCCCCGGCGCCGCCGGCGGCCTGCCGACCGTCGACGCAAACAACCGCGTTGCCGGCCTGGTGGGCACGATCAACACGCTTGACGAACTCGACACGGCCCAGGACACGCAGCACGACGCCACACAGACCGCCGTCGGGGACGTTCCCACCGTGGCCGAGTTTGAGGCCCGCACACTGCCCACGGCAAGTTACGCCACGGCCGCCAATCAAGGGACGATCGCCGGCTACGTCGACTGCCTGCCGGCCACGCTCGACGGCAGCACGTTTACAAACCTGCCGGCCGTCGCGCTCACGTCCGGCGAGCGCGACGCGCTGGTCGCCGCAATCGAGGGCGAGCTCGCCGATGACGCCACCGGGGAGGCGATCAAACAAGCCGTCGTGGACAAGTTGCTCGAAAACCTGCCCGACCTGGACGACCTCACCCTGGCGGCGATCGGCAACGCCTCCCGCGACGCGATCCTCGACCGCCTGTTAAGCGGCAATCACGACATAGCCGGGACTGTCGGCAAGCTCCTACAGCATCTTGACGCGGCGATCACGAGCCGGCACGCATCGGGGGCGGCGGTCGCCAAGTCGCCGGCGACGGTCGACTGGGATGCGGACGTGTCGAACAAGCCCACGATCGGCACGAGCACGCTTACGGCCGAACAGGTCTGGGCCCATGCGACGCGGACGCTATCCGCCTTCACGTTCGAGGTAACGGCCTCCGCGTTGACGTCGACGGCGCTCGCGCAATTCGCTGCTGACGACACGGGCGAGACGACGGCCGCGGCGGGGTCGGTGGCGAAGCTCGCCCAGGGAACCGGCGCGTCGCTTACGAAAGAGGAGATTTCGACACAGGTCAACACGGACCTGACGTCGTCACACGGCGGCGGTTCCTGGCAGACGAGCGGCGATGCCGGATCGGGAGCGAACACCGTCACGATTACCGTCGACGATGGCAGCGACCCCCTGGAAAACGCCAAGGTCCGCGTGCAAAGCGGGGCCGAAAACTACCTGGCCCAGACCGACGTCGACGGCGAAGTGGTGTTCGCATTGGATAATGCCACGTGGTCGGTCGCCGTCACTAAGGCCGGCTACACGTTCACGCCCACCACGCTGGCCGTGGCCGCTGATGTCAATCAGACCTATTCGATGGCAGCCGTCTCCATCACGCCCAGCGATCCCGGGCAAGTCACCGGGTACTTTTACTGCTACGACGAAAACGGCGTTATTGAAGAGGACGTAGAAGTCAATCTCCAAACCTACCGGCCGGCGAGCGGTTCCTACGGCGTAGTTCACGATACGACCGTCCGCACCCAGACGAGTGGCGCAACGGGGCTTGTCGAGTTCACCGGCCTCTTTCCGGGCACGACGTACAAGCTCCGCCGCGGCGACGTGGCTCCCTGGCAGGAGATCACGATTCCCGCCGATGCGGACGATCCGTACGAGCTGGACTCGATCGCCGGCCGGCCCTGACGCAGGAGACGGACATGCCTGCCGATCCGGCGGCCGACGCGAACGATCACGCCTGTACGCTGCGAGAGGATTACACGGCCCTCTCCGAGGTCGTTCACTCCATGCACGGCCGTCTCATGATACTCGAAGAGCGAATGCGGCAACTGGAAGCCAGGGACGTGGGCAAGATCGCCTTTCCGAAGGCAGCGGCCGAGAAGACGACAGGGAAGGGGTGATGCGTGGTCTCTGCAATCGATCAGCGGCTGGCCGGCCGCTTCCATCAATGGCAAGTCGACACGATCGATCGCAGCGAGCGACTGGCCGGCCAGGTGGGCAGGATCTGGAACGGCCTTGTTAAGGACCTGGTCGGTCTGGCCAGTGAGGATCGGCCCTATCACGACACGCTCCACCGGGCCGAATCGGCCTTTGCCAAGACGGCCAGCGCCGTCCGTGACTGGGTCGGCCAGTGGGCCGAGCGGCAAGTCGAGCTGGCCTACCGCGACACCGTGGACTGTTTGCTGGACGTGATCCCGCCCAAATGGTTCCGACCGCTGCACCGGGACCTGCTCGTGCTGGAGGATGCAACGCAGGTCGACGTCGACGATCTGTACGGCCCGATCCGCCGGCGGGAGATCGGTCGCGACGAAGCGGTCCGCATGATCCGCAACACGCTGTTTCCGCCGCCGTCGACCGACAAGACGCGGGAGTACCTCACGCAGCCCGATCCGGGTGGGCTTAGCTGGGAAGAGCGGTTGCGGAAGTGGGAGCCGTCGGCCCGGCAGCAGATCCTGGGCGAGCTGACGCAGAGCATTTCACAGGCCGAGGATCTTCGCACGCTCCGCAAGCGCCTGGAGCCGGCCGTAGGCGGGATCCGCTACAAGGCCCAGCGGATCGCTCGCACCGAGGGCCGACGCGTGGCCGTGCGTGCCCAGCAGGCCACATTCGACCAGCTCGGCGACATGCTCGATGGGATGCAGGTGCTCGCGGTGATGGATCAATGGACACGCCCGGAACACGCCCTGCGACATGGCCGGATCTATCGCCGGCAAGAGGACGGGAGCTTTCGCGATGCCGCTTCCGGCGACCCGCTGCCCGAGCTGCCGGACGAGCCGAACTGCCGCTGCTACGCTTCGCCAGTGCTGAAGCCGCCTGAAGAGTTCCTGGACGATCCGGCCGTGCGCGCGACCTTCAAAAACGCTTCGGCCGACACGATCCCCGATCCGTCCGCCTACAGCCGTTGGTTCGACCAGGCCGATGATCGGCGGCGGCGTCTGGCCGTCGGCACGCGACGCTATAACGCCATGGCCGGCCGACTGGCCTCGCTCGGCCAGAAGCCGCAGTGGGAACATTTCGTGGATCCCGACAGCGGCAAGCTGCTTTCCACCACGCAGATCCGCAGCGAGTCGGCCGCGGACCGCGAGACCCGCCGGCGGGCTGTCGAAGAGCTGATCCTTCAGCGGGAGCTGCTCTTCAAGGAAACGGCCAGGCACGGCTTTGTGCGACCGATGCGTTTTCTGCCCAAGCCCCAGCAGACGATCGCGGCCGGCCACGGCCTGCCCGACGTCAGCACGCCCGAGAAGATGGAGCGCTACCTGCGAAGCGTCGAGCAGGAGATAGCCGGCACGAAGGACGTTGAGTGGGCAATCGCCTTCGACGCCGACGGCCGGGAGTTGTTCCGGCAGAAGGGAGCACACAATAGCGTCGGCTTTACAGCCGATCAGCTCCAGGGCATGGCCGATGTCGTTGTCACGCACAACCATCATCCGACCACCATCGAGCCGTCCGGCACGTTCGCCCAGGACCTGCCGCTTTCCGGCGAGGACGGTGCCTTCCTGCTCAACCACGGCCTGCGGCAGATCCGCAGCGTGACGACCCGCTACCGCTACATTGCCGAGCCCGAGCCGGGCCATACCGCCGAGCCGGGCCAGGGAATTCGCTTTCAGCTGGCATGGCACAACCGGGTCGTGTTCCACTGGCGTCGGGAGCGCGATCGATTGTTGCGGCGGGGGCTCTCGCCGGGCGAGGCGGAGCGTCGGGCCGATGCCCAGATGGCCCGGCACCAGCACCGCGCATGGCTTGACACGGCAGAACGATGGGGCCTAAAGTACCAGAGGAAGCGGAGGAACGATGTCTGACGCCGACGAACAGAACCGCATTTGCGGAACGGGCGAGCGGAACCGCGGCCGCGGCGGCTACTGCCATTGGTGCAGGCATTACAATGAGTTCCCCATGCCCGGGTGCAAGGCCTTCCCCAGGGGCATTCCCTTGGAGATCCTCATGGGCGAAGTCGATCATTTCGAGCCGTATCCCGACGACCAGGGCATTCAGTTCGAGCTGGACCAGGCCAAACAAAAGGCCTGGGACGCCACACCGGAGCGGCTGCGGCGTGGCTGAGGCGTGGCTGAGGAACGGAAACCGAAGCGGGCAAGGATGTTGCATGCCACAAAGGCCCAAGCCGAGCACGAGCGGGACCTGCGTCCTGAACCCTCCTTTGACCCCGCAATCCCCGGCGAAAAAGGGGATTCTGGGCCGATCCGAGCACAACCGGGTGCTGCGACAGCGGGCCTACCAGCGGCTAAACGAGTTGACCGAACATGCAGAATCGACTAACTTTTATGGGAGGATTGCCATCGAAATCGCTTACGAGCACGGCAGGATAACCTGCGTGCGGCGAAAATTCGACGGCACCGATAAGTAGCGCGAGACGTCGGGTACGCGGAACAACCGGGCCCGGCACCGCCACAAACCCCTCTGGATTCATGAGGGATTTGCGGCAGTGCCGGGCCTTTTTTGTTGGACAGGAGGCCTTGGCAGTGACAACGCAAGCACACGGGCTGGAGCGTCTCCAGGAATACTCGGACAACCGCGGCATCGCGGTCCAGGCCGACAGGGCCGCGAGCGTCATCCGCGGCGTCAAGATCATCGGCCTGGCCAGCCGCAACGGCCGCGAGTACTTGCCCGAGGCCCTCAAAAAGGCGACCACCCTGTACGAAGGCAAGGCCGTCAACGTCGACCACGCCGGCAAGGAAAACAGTCGCAGCTACCGCGACCGCATCGGCCGGCTGACGGCCGTCACGTTCCGCGAAGACGGGCTCTTTGCGGACCTCCAGTTCAATCCCAAGCACGCGCTGGCCGAGCAGCTCCTCTGGGATGCCGAGCACGCCCCGGAAAACGTGGGCCTCTCGCACGACGCCATGGGCCGCGTTGCCCGCCGCAGCGGCAAGACGATCGTCGAAGAGATCGAATCGGTGCGTTCGGTCGACCTCGTTGCCGACCCCGCGACCACGGCCGGACTCTTTGAATCCACGGAATCTACGGAATCCACGTCCGAATCCGGATCGGAATCCAAATCCACCAACAAGCAGGAGGACACCATGTCCACCGAGTTGAAAGAGGCGACGTTCGAGCAGCTCCGCACGCAGCGTCCGGACCTGATCGAGCAGCTCACCCGGCAGATCGCCGAGAGCCGGGAGGCCAAGGCCCTGCAAGAGGAACTCAAGACGCTCCGCGAAGAGAACGCCAAGCTCAAGGCCGAGATCGAGCAGCACGCCCGCCGCAAGACGATCCACGAAGAGCTGGAGGCGGCCAAGCTCGATCCGGCCGACAAGACGCAGGTCAGCGAGATGTTCTTCGAGGCGTTGTTCCGCGAAGAGGATCCGGCCCAGCGTCAGGCCCTGATCGAGGATCGCAAGACGCTCCTGGCGTCGGCAAGCAAGACGGGCTCGCCCACGTCCGGCAGCCGCTACGGTCAGAATGCCGGCCGGGCCCCGGCCCAGGCCGATCGCGTCGCGGCCTGGCGAGAGTGATCCTGCCGGCTTTCCGCGGCCGACGAGGCTGCTGACCCAGGCCATCATCACCACCTTTTTCCAAGAGAACCAAAATGTCCAATCAGATGCGATACCGCCGGGGCGACACGAATCCCGTGTTCATCGCACCGGCGTCGGACACGGTCATCGAGATCGGCGACCTCGTCTTTCTCGACTGGACCACGCACGCTCCCAAGCCGGCGTCCGATCTGCCCGACCAGGGCAGCGAAGCCCTCAACCAGGACACGTTCCAGCAGTACTTCCTGGGCGTGGCCGAGCAACAGAGCCGCGACGGCGACACGGACCCGATCCGCGTGGCCACCACGGGCGAGTTCGAGTTCGACTGTGCCAGTGCCACCTTCAACCTGGGCGCTCTCGTGGGCTGTGACGAGGCCGCCGGCGGCACTGCCCTGCTCGACCAGACCGTGGTCGGCGTGGCCTCGGAGAGCCTGGCGGTCGGGCGCGTGGCCCAGCCCGAAGCGGTCGCCGTGACCACCGTCCTGGTGCGGATCAAGTCCACGATCATGGAGGGCGGCGTGGCGGCCCAGGTCGCTGGCAGTTCCAGCAGCTCGGGGTAGTGCCGGCATCGTTCGGCACCGTGCCGATCGCGGCGCTGCCGTGCTTCCCTGCCTTTGCCTTTCCAAAGAATCCAAGGAGTCTTTTACGATGATTCGAGCCAAAAACATCGCCCGCGACTGGCGGCTCGACCCGGCGGCGACGTATCGCGACTTGCGCGAATCGCTCGCCCTGGGCCGTGTCGGCGAGACGGGCGGCATCTCCGTCGAAGAGTTCTCGCTCCGCGACCTGGCCGAAGAGCTGATCTTCGATCGCGACGGCGGCGAGTCGTGCGGCTACCGCTTCGTCAAGGAGGTCTTCGATCCCACCGGCACCGTGTCGGTGCAGGAATCGATGAGTGCGGTCGACTCGACCGCCTTTGCCAACATCACGGGCCAGTTGCTCGTGAGCAAGGTCCTGGAGGGCTATCGCCGCGAAGAGTTCGTGGCCAGCAGCCTGATCCCCGCCCAGCCCACCCGGCTCGACGGCGAGAAGATCCCCGGCGTGGCCCACACGAGCGATCCGGGCAACGATCGCATGACCGTCCGCGAAGGTCAGGACTACCCGACCTTCGGCTTCGGCGAGGAGTACGTCGAGACTCCCTCGACCACCAAGCGGGGCCTGATCATCCCGGTCACGAAGGAGGCGATCTTCTTCGACCGCACCGGCCTGGTCACGCGACGCGCGGCCGAAGTGGGCGAGATCCTCGGCCTGAACAAGGAGAAGCGGCTGTTGGACGTGATGATCGGCGCGACGGAGAACTACCGCCGTAACGGCACCGCGCTCGACACGTTCTACGCCGCCGCGGACACGGACGAGCCCTGGGTCAACCACCTCGACAACAACGCGCTGGTCGACTGGACCAGCATCGACGCGGCCGAGCAGTTGTTCGCCGAGATGACCGACCCGAACACGAACGAGCCGATCCTCATTGGTGGCCGTACGCTGTTCACGCCGCCCCACCTGGCCATGACCGGCCGCCGGTTGCTGTCGGCCACGGAGACGCGATCCGGCACGGACAACATCGTGGTGGCCGGCAACCCGCTGGCCGGCATGGGGCTCACGTTGAGGTCGAGCCGGCTGCTTTACGCGCGGCTGACGGCCGCCGACGGCCTGGGCCTGGACGCCGCCGCGGCCGCCGGCTACTGGTTCTACGGCGATCCGACCCGGGCTTTCGCCTACATGGAAAATTGGCCGATCACCGTGGTTCAGGCGGCGGCCAACAGCGAGGCCGAGTTCACCCAGGACATCGTGCTCCGCTACAAGGCGAGTGAGCGCGGAGCCGCCGCGGTCCTGGAGCCGAGGACGTGGCAGCGTCACTGTGCCTCGGCCACCAGCTCCAGCGGCACGTGATTGCACGTGATTGATTGAAAGAGACAACCTGCCGGCTGCGGTCCTGATCGTCCCATCTGGCCTGGCAGTCCGGTAGTTTCCCCGGTCCTCCCGGTCGTAATTTGGCCACCAACGGCCGGGAGGCCGGGCACCTTTTGATTGCGAGAACAGCCACATGAGCGATTACACGGACAACCTGGTGGAAGCCCGTGAGAACGCCGCGGCCAGGCTCAAGGAGGTGCTCGCCAATCCCAAGCCGAGCTATTCGGTCAACGGCCAGACCGTACAGTGGTCGGCCTACTGCAACATGCTCACCGAGACCATCAGCCGCCTGAACCGCCTGATTGCCGAGGGCGAGCCGGACGGCATGCCCGTCGAGATCATTTCCCAGGGATACACCTAAGCCGCCATGGCCCCGCTCTCGATCAGCGATGATTTCGCTTCCATCGTCGACGGCCTCGAGGAGGTCACGTTGGTGGTCGCCGGCCGCGCCGACGTCGCGGTCACGTCGGCCCATCGCAACCAGCTCGCCATGGACGATCCGGACCAGGCCGCGGGAGAGGTCCGCCGCGGCAGCACAGTCTGGCAGTGGCCCCTGAGCGAGACGCCCGAGCGGCCGCCGCTGGGCTCGGTGATCGTCGACGATGCCGGCAATCGGCACACGATCCTTGAGCTTGCCGAGCAGGTGTTGGGCAGCAAGTACTCGGCCGTGACCGTCAACCTGGCCGTCAAAGCCGGGCTGGACAACCTGGTCGTGATCGAGCAGGCCACGTATGCCAAGGATTCCCACGGCGAGGCCGTGCCCACGTGGGAGACGATCGTCGAAGACGTCCAGGCCCGCGTGCAACCGATCAGCCAGCAGACGGCCATCGAGCACGGCCAGGACGCCACCGAGGCTTCTTGCGAGATCCTCCTGGCCGACGACCTGTCCGGTCTGTCGATCGATCCCGTGGGGGCTGACTACCGCGTGACGGACGCCGCCGGCGACGTCTACCGGCTCGACCAGTACGTCCGTCCGGAGCGTCTCGATGCGCTGCCCAAGCTGCTCGTACGGAGGGTTTAGAAACCATGGTCCGTGGTGGTGTCGTCGTCAAAGTCCACGATCGCCAGTTCGCCCGCCTGCTCCGCCAGGCGACGGCCGAGGGCATCCAGCGTGCCGGCGTCTTCTACCACGCCAAATGCCGCGAAGCCGTGTCGACGCCCAACACGGGCACGAGGATCAAGGGCGGTCGTGACAACCAGGGCCGGTTTCTCAAGGGCCGTACCGTGTACGACAACCCGAGCCGGCCGGGCGAGCCGCCTCGCCTGCGGACGGGCCAGGGCCGCGACGAAATCGTGATGGAGTTCAACGACAACGAAAAGGCCCCGGAAGTCCGCGTGGGAGTCTCCGCCAAAGGCATCTACATGATCTTCCTGGAGCTGGGCACGCGACTTATCCAGCCGCGGCCGTGGCTGCTGGACACGCTCATGAAGTTCCGCGAACAGATCGGTCGGCTTGCAGCGACCGGGGCCAAGAAGCGAGGGTAGCGGCCGGTGAGCCTGGAAGGAAAGATCCACGAATTGTGGGCAGCGGATGCCACGCTCAACGGGCTTCTGCCTGTGGAGCGGGTCTTCACCGGCCGCATTCCCCGCAACGCGGCCCTGCCGTGTGCCCGCATCGACTGGCCCGCCGGCACGGCCTCGGAGCGGACCACGGACAGCCTCATCCGCAGCGAGCAGGTTCGCATCAGCATCTGGGCCGCCGGCCTCACCGCCGGCAAGCCGATCCAGCGGGCCCTGGAAGAGGCCCTGGCCAACCGCGACTTCCCGATCGACGACGATCGGGCCCTGGACGTCCGGCACACGGATAGCTACGCGCTCCAGTCGGACGATCCGCAGGACACCACGTGGCAGTTCGTCTCCCAGTTCCAAGTAACCGTAACCCGGGCCAGGACCGCGGAGGCGGCGAGCAGCTCGTCTTCGGGTTCCTCCAGCGGTTCTTCTGGTTCTTCTTCCAGCTCGGGATGATCCACCTATTCACCTGACGACAAGGAAGCCATTCCATGAGCGAGGCATTCAGCGGCAAGAACGGCTCGGCCAAAAACGCCGGCGGAGCGATCGCCGAAGTCACCGGTTGGAGCTTCGACCCGAACGCGAACATCGAGAAATACGCCTCCAACAGCACCAGCGGCCATAAGAAGGGCGTGGCCACGGTGGAGGATTTTTCGGGCTCGGTGACCACGAAGCTCGACAGCGAGGGCAATATGCCCTACCGCATCGGCGACACGGGCACGCTCAACTTGCACGTCGACGCCACGGACGAGAATTACATCGAAGTGCCCGTGATCATCGGCACGCACCCGATCGCCTGTGACATCAACGACGGCAAGATCGTGGAGGTCGAGTACGGCTTCGAGCCGACCGGACCGCCGACCTACCACGGCATCCTTGCCACGGCCGGCGAAAGCTCGTAAGCACGCCGGCTGCCCTTGATTGATTGACGTTTCCCTGCGTTTTCCACTCCAAAGATCCCTCCGAGGAAAGAATGGCCGGACACGCCAGGACCGCGGCCCAGCTCACCCAGCAGGTGACCGTGGGCGACAAACAGTACACGCTGCGAGCACCGCCCGTGGTCGGGCTCTGCGCCCAGTTGGAGGCCTACATCGTCTCGCAGCGCGAGGATCCATTGGTCCTGGCCGCCCGGGCCTGCCAGCACGCGCCCAAGGAGCAGCACGATACGATCTGGCAGGCCGCCATGAAGGTGGCCGTCAAGTCGCGCGTGGTCGAAGCGGCCGAGATGACCGCCTTCGAGAACTCGCTCCGCGGCGTGGCCTTCAAGCTCTGGGCCTGCTTGCAAGAGGACCACGCCGCCGAATTCGCCACGCCGGAGGACGCTCTGCGGTTGCTCGAAGAGATCGGCGAAGAGCGGCTGGAGGAAGTCGTGGCCAAGGTCCACCTGGCCAGCGGCGAGGCCGACGCGGGAAACTCATCTGGCCCGAGCCCGAAGGCTCGGGCGGCGAACCCGGCAGACGAAAGCCCCAAAGTCGGATCACCGGCTGGCCCGAGTTGTACGTCTTCTTCGCGCGGGAGTACGGCTTCACCCCCGACGAAGTGAACAACCTGCGGCTGATCCCGCTGTGCGTCCTCATGGGAGCCGTGACACCCGACCACCAGATCGAGAAGCTCGTGATGAAGGATTACCTGCGGATGCGATCCACGGAACAAAACCGGATCCTCTTGAAAGAGATCCACGGCAGGTGAGTGATGGCGTTTCGACTTGCAGAAGCCTATGTGCAAATCGGCCAGCGGGGCATGGCGGTCGTCCTGAAGAAGACGGACGGCCTGGCCGCCCGGCTCAAGGCGACCCTCAGTCCCGTGAACGTGCTGAACCGCGGCTTCACGGGCCTCATCAGCCCGGTCCGCTCGGTCGCCTCGGGCGTGTCTCGCGTCGTCAGCCGGCTGCAATCCATGGGCACCGATCGCATCCGTCGCGTCCGCGAAGCCCTCACGGGCCTCCTGCGTCCCGTGCGACTCTTGCAGATGGCCATGGCCGGCGGGCTGTTCGCCGGCTTCGTGCTAGGTCCCACGCTCAAACTGGCTGCCGAAGTCGAAACGCTCAGCACGAGCTTTGAAGTCCTGCTCGGCTCGGCCGACAAGGCCAAGCGAATGATGGAGGAAGTGAACGCCTTCGCGGCCTCCACGCCCTTCGAGCAGCAGGAGCTGGCCGGCGTGGCCAAGCAGCTCTTGGCGTTTGGAACGGCCCAGGAAAACATCATCCCCACGATGACCCGCCTGGGCGACATTTCGGCCTTGAGCGGGGCGGCCATCGGCGACCTGGCGGCGATCTACGGCAAAGTCCGCGGCACGGGCCGCATGATGACCGAGACGCTCGACCAGTTCCTCGAACGCGGCATCCCCATCGGCCGCGAGCTGGCCAAGATGTTCGGTGTCCCCGAGGCCGCGATCCGCAAGATGGCCTCCGAGGGCAAGATCTCCTTCGCCGATTTCGAACGGGCCCTCGGCAACCTGACGACCGGCTCGGGCCAGTTCGCCGGCGGCATGGCCAAGCTCTCCCAGACGCTCGGCGGACTGTGGAGCACGATCACCGGCAACGTCAAGAACTCGCTGGCCGATATCGGCATGATGATCGTCGAGACCTTCGTCCTCAAGCCGGTGCTCAAGCGAGTCGGCGAGTTCGCCGGCCAATTCGCCAAGCTCTACGGCCAGCGGATCAGGGAGATCCTGGGCGACGTCCGCGACTTCGCCGAAGAGGCCTGGGGCCGGATCTCCGGCGTCATCGGCCAGGCCATCGGGATCATCACCGGCAACGCCGAGAACCTGGGCGACGTCCTGGGCGGGCTCAAGACGATCGGTCTGGCCGTCCTGGACTTCCTGGCCTCGGCCGCCGGCGTGGTGCTCACGCTGGCCGATCCGCTTCTGGCCGTGGCCGGTGCCGTGGGGCGCTGGATCGTCCGCAATCGCGAGCTGATCTCGCAGGTCGCCAGGATCGGCGGCGTCATCGTGGGGGCCGTCGTGGCCGCCAAGGGCCTGGTCGCGATCGTGGGGGCCCTGGGGGCGGCGCTCGGCATGCTCCTGAGCCCCATCGGCCTGGTGGCCGTGGCCATCGGCGGCCTGGCCGCCCTGTTCCCCGACTTCTTCAAGTCGGTGCTTGCGGACCTCGGCGACCTGATCCGCGACTGGGACATTTATTGGCGGCTCGGCATGGAGCACACGAAGCTCTTTTTGGCCAACTCCTGGGAACGCTTTAAGACGTTCTTCGTCAACGTCGGGGAGATCGCCACCTGGTTCTTTGGCAACTGGAAGGAGATCTTCGTCACGTTGGGCGACTTCACGGCCACGCTCTTTACGAACCTCATCGAGAACATCAAGGGACTCTGGCAATCCCTGTTGAATTGGATCCGCGGCGAACAGTGGGAGTTCAATGCCACGCCGCTGTTGGACGGTTTCAAGAGCAGCATCCAGGAGATGCCGCAGCTCACCGAGGCCAACGTCCAAAAGACGAACGACCGCATCGAGGAACTGTACGGCCAGCTCGGCAAGCGCATGGCCGATCGGCGAGCCAAGGCCGACAAGCAGGCCGCCGCGGCCGCGGCCGGCGGCGAGTCGGGCACGGGCGAAAAAGGCGCTCCCGGCCCGGCCGGCGGCGACTCGCCGGGCAAGGGCGGGAAGTACGAGTTCGTCGGCCTGGCCCAGCTCGCCGAGAAGATGCAGCAGGAGGCGGCCCGGGCCAACGAGCAGGCCAAGGCCAACGCCTTGGCCGAGAAGACGGCCGGGGCCACCGAGAAGCTCGCCACGGCCGTGGAGGGCGGAGCGCTCAAGGTCAAGATGAGCGACGCCAAAAACCAGCAAATGGCCCCCAATCCCATGCCGGCCTGGGGATAAGCGGAAAGGCGTCATGTCCTACCAGTACGAAGAACTCGCCGGCAGTGCACGCAGCCAGCACGACGCCGCCAGCGGCAACGGCGGCGAGCGGTTCTTTCTCTGTCTGTGGAACGAGCGGTACGCGTTCGCCCAGAGTCTCGCCGGCTACCAGTGGCCCGGGCTCCCCTACTGCTACTGCCGCAACATCACGATCGAGCCCTTCTCGCCCGATCTCTGCCCGAAGTACGAGATCCTCACGAATCCCAATTCCCAGCTTGTCAGCTACGAGCAGAACGGCGGCATGGTGGCCCTGGTCCGTGCGAGCTACGCCACCGATTACGGCAACGCGGCCTGGCCCTGCACGATCACCAAGCCCTCGCATCCCGAGGGCACCTCGCTCAAGTTGCGCGTCCGCACGTCCGGGCAGTTCTTGACCATGCCTGGCGATTCCGTGCGATGGGAAGACAATTGCGAGGCCTATCCCGACGGCCCCATGCCGGGTCCGGACGTCAATGCGCGAATCGTAATCCCGATTACCGAGTACCACGTGGAGTGGGACTATGTGGATGAGCCGCCGCTGGACGAATGGGACGAGCTGATCGGCTGTGTCAACTCGGATACCTTTCTCGACTCCGAAGCCGAGACGATCCTCTTCGAAGGATACGAAGTCGACCAGTCGAGCCAGTTCAGCCTACTCGATCCGTATTGCTGGAAGCTGAGCTGCGTATTTCGCAAGCGGCGAATCCAGGATGACACGGAGATCCGCGGCTGGAACCACGAAATGCGCCAGGATGGCTGGGTGCGGATCCGCATGAAAGACACGGGCGGAAACTGTGTAGACCGTTACGACCAGGCCGACTTCTCGTCCATGTTTACCGAAGCCACGTGCGGCGGCGACAGCAGCAGTTCTCCGGGAGCCTGATCCATGCCCAGACTCCCGCGGCCAGAACGCGGCTCCCCGATACGGGCTTCCGATCAGCGAGACCTGGTCCGCGCGTTGGACGCCGAGCGGAACGCGCAGCTATTGGACACGGCCGAGGCCGATACGAGCACGGTCAATCCACGGCAGAGCCAGCGCCCGCCCGCCTGCCTCGATCTCTTTGAGTTGACCTCGTCCTGGCGGCTTGAATTCACCGAGCCGTACTACTGGCACGCGGCCCTGGCCAGGCGGGTCCGCTACGGATCGGGCGACAAGGAATGGAGCAAGAACGATTTTCAGGACGAGGTGCGGATCTGGCATCCGGGCGGCTACCCGCCGCCGCTGCGGGACACGATGCGGCTCGATCCCAAGATGGCCATTATGCCCCGCTTCGACGACGGGGATTGGGTCTGGTGTACCTTCAACGCCCAGAGCGGCCGCTGGGAAGTGCTTGGAGCTTTCGAGGACATCTGGCGGTTCGTGCTCACCGAGCCCCTGGCGGCCTGCGGCGAGGCCGAGGCCAAGCTCTGGTTCAACGGCAACGATTGCAACCCGACCTGCGAAGAGTCGAACGTCTGCTTCACGGTCTACGATCCGGTGGGTGTGGTCAACTCGGCAGCCTTTGCCACCACCTCGGGCGTTCCGGCCGGCACGCTCGGCTACGCCAAGTATTTTGCCGATGAGCAGTGGTTCGAAGTCCTGGCATTGGGCAACTGCCAATATTCGTCCAGCGGCGAATCCTCCAGCGGCCAGCCCAGCAGCAGCGGCCAGTCGTCCGGCAGCGGATCCTCGTCCGGTTCCTCGTCCGGCGACTGCGACCTGACGACCACGGTCACCGTGCTCACCGGCCTCACGCGGGTCGGAGACAACGTGTGCGCGTCGCGGGTCGTGCTCGATTTCCGCAACGGCCTGCTCTGCACCAAGACGCCGGCGGCCCCGGTTTGCGTCTACATTTGCTGTTCCGATTCGTCCTCTTCGAGCGGTGTGCCGTCGTCGAGCGGCGAATCGTCCAGCAGCTCGTCCGGTGACTACTCCTGCGATCCAGGTTACTGCGTCTGGGAGTGGGACAGCGGCGGCAATTTCTGGTCCATCGTAACTGACGAGTGTACGGATCTTCACGACCGCTGCTGCCAGTGCGGCAGTGCCCCGTTTGCGGCCGGCGATTATGATGGCCAGCAGGCCGTCGTCTCCTGCATCGACATCTGCGGATCCAGCAGCGGCTCCAGCGGATCGTCCAGCGCCTGCCAGGACGTCACCTTCGACTCGGACGATCCGGGCGAGTTCATCCAGCAGGACGGCTTCTGTGACGACGGGGACGGTTCCTGTGCGGGCTGCTCGGCCGGCGTCCTGCGTCTGGGCGACGTGGAGGGAGACGGAGATTCTTCCTCGTCCGGGACCGGCGGCGGCTCGTTCTCCTGCACCAAGCGCTTTGGCGGCCTCGAGCCGGGCCGTACCTACTACGTGCGGATCTGGGGCAAGCGGGACGAGGAAGCCGACGCGGTCAGCTCGACCCTCTCTTTCAGTGTGGGCACGGCTTCGTTGGAGCTGGACCAGGACGACGGCCCCATGCCGGCCGGCTGTGCCTGTGATGAGTCCAAAGCGATCTGTGCCGGCGGCACGGTGACCGCCGACGTCAACGGCAACGTCTACGGCTACGGTAGCGCGACAGCCCCCGAATCGATCTGCACCCATCACCCGCTGATCTGCTGCGTTGAGTTCCTTTGCGAGGATCCCGGCGCGTGTCCCGAGTGGTCCGGGAGTTCCTCCGGTGTCTGATAACGATCGCTACAACACGGCAGGGCATACGTGGGAAGAGACGTCCCACGGGCCGGACGGGATCCACTTCCGCTGCCGGACCTGCGGCCTGCTGGCGATCTGCAACGCCCTTTTCACTCCCGAGCAGCAGCGGCAATGGCTGGCCGGCGTGCCCGTGCCGTGTCGTTCCGGCAGCGGCGATCCGCCGACGGAGCCGCAACCGTCTCCCACGTCCGATGATCTCCCGTCGTTCAAGGATTGTGCCAAGCGCTACTCGAAGGCAGTCCGCCGTTGGATTCGCTTTGGCCGGCCCGTACGGAGTGCGGAGCGGGTCCAGGAGATTTTCGAGACGATCTGCGGACCGTGCCCCGATTTCAACGCCAAGAAGAAGCGGTGTCGTGTCTGCGGCTGCCGGACCAGCTCCGGCAACATCGCCTTGATCAACAAGATCAAAATGGCCACCGAGCGCTGCCCCAAGAACAAGTTTCTCGCCGAAGTCAAACCTCCGCGGAAGAAGAAATGAGTCTGCATCCCTTTCACGTTTTCGTGCTCGGCTATCCCGGCAACATGGGCGGGGCCAATACCGAGTGCTGGCACACGGTCAAGCTCTGGCGGGAAGCCGGCTGGGACGTCACGCTCGTGCCGACATGGAAACCGAACGAGACGTATCGCCGGCGGCTCGATGCGATCGGGGCCAAGACGATCGAGGTCGACGGCCCCCGCAAACTGGCCGACGTCCCGGGCCTGGCCGGCTCGATCGTGATCGGCTTCTGCAACGCCCATTACGTCAGCTCGGTCCAGGAGCTGCGCCGCCTGGAGTGCCGGCTCGTGTGGGTCAACTGCATGACCTTCTGCTTCCCCGCCGAATTGGCCACGGCACGCAAGCACGGATTGATGGACGCCTATGTCTACCAGTCCCGCTTCCAGCAGGGCCAGGTCGAATTGCAGTTGAACCGCCTGTCTCAGGGCTACGATCCGCTCGTGCACGCTCACGTGATCCGCGGGGCCTTTGACTTGAGCGAGTTTCCGTTCCAGCCCCGGGCCCATGCTGCGGGCGAAGAGTTCGTCATCGGCCGGCTCTCCCGCCCGGACGCCGACAAGTGGAGTTCCAACACGTGGGCGATCTACGGCGGGGTGCCGTATAAGCAACGGCGGGCCCTGGTGATGGGCTGGAACGACAAGCTCCAGCGCAAGCTCGGCCGGCCGCCCCGCTGGGCGACGGCGCTCAAGCCGCAAGAGATCAGCTCGACCGAATTCCTTGGCCGCTGCCATTGCCTGCTGCCGATCAACGGCGGAGCCAAAGAGAACTGGCCGCGCGTGGGCCTGGAGGCGATGGCTGCCGGCGTGCCGATCGTGGCCCAGAACGAATGGGGCTGGCGGGAGATGATCGAGCACGGCATCACCGGCTACCTGGGCTCCGACGCGAGCGGCGGAAATGACGGGGAACTGAAGTTCTATGCCGCCCTGCTGGCCTATGACGAAACGCTCCGCATGCAGATCGCCGAAGCGGCCCGGGCGCGCGTCGAGCAGCTTGCGGACCCGGGCCCCATCACGGACGACTGGAACCGCCTCTTCGAGACCGTGGCCGGCTATCGGCTTCTTGACGACATGCTTCTTGAGCCCGTATGCACTAGCAGTGGAGACGCGACCCTATGATTCTCTGTAATGATCCCCCGTTCGTTTTCTACGCCGTTCCCCGGACGGCTTCGCGGGCCATCTCGGCCCATCTTTTGAAGTGTTTTCCTGGCAAGGCCCGCGCCGTCGGCCGGCATCATGCGATGCACCCGCTGCCGGACACGGAGCTGCACTTCGCCTTTGCCGTGGTTCGCAATCCGTTCGCGCGGCACCTGTCCCACTATCTCTTCCGTCGCAGCCGGCCGCGGAGCAATATGTACCGGCTCTGCCGCCGCTGGACGTTTCGTGAGTATCTTGAGTGGGACACGAACATGGAAGCCCCGCCGCTGTCCACCCAAGAGCCGCCGCAGGCCACGATGCTCTCCGGCTGCCGGCTGCACCGCGTCTTGCGTTTCGAGTCGTTGCAGGACGAATTTGACGCCTTGCCGTTCATGGCCGATGCGAAGTTCAAGGGCCCGATCAAGCAGATCAACCACAACCGGCCGTATCGGCTCGCGGACTATTACGACGCCTATTGCATGCGACTCGTCCGCGATTTCGCAGCGATTGACTTTGCCGCGTACGGATACGACCCCGAGAGACTGCCTGATGAGTGATACGCCCACGATCGGCGTCGTGATCGGCACGCACGCCCGCATGAGCTACATCGGCCAGCAGATCGAGGCGATCCGCCGGCAGACGATCCGGTCCGCGTGCATTCACGTCTGGCACGACGGCCCGAAATCGCCGCCGGTCTGCGACGCCTCGGTGATCGTCACCGGCTCCCAAATCCGCCAGGGCGTCTGGCAGCGATTCTACTACGCGGCCTCATTGGCCACGGACTTCGTATGCATCTTCGATGACGACACGATCCCCGGCCCAAGATGGTTCGAGAACTGTTTGCGGACGCATGCCGAGACGGGCGGCCTCGTGGGTGCTGCCGGCGTCCGATTCCCGGCCGGCGATCGCAGCCTGCGGCCCAAATTCGGCTGGCCCCGGCCCAACGATCGCATCGACGAAGTCGACGTGATCGGCCACGCCTGGTTCCTGCCCCGGCGCTGGCTGGGCTACTTCGTCTTGGAGCCCCGCATGCCCGGCTGTCCGTCCACGGCCGGCGAGGACTACCACCTCAGCTTTTCTCTGCAAAAGCACCTCGGCGTGAAGAGTTTTGCCTGCCCGCACCCGCCCGGCGATCAGGATTTCTGGGGCTCGCTCAAGGGCCGCAAGTACGGCAACGATCGCCACGCCCTTTGGAACCAGACCTCGGAGCACGTCAAGAAAATTCAGATTCACAACTACTACCGTGCCCACGGCTGGCAACTTGTCCAAACACCGCCCCCATCCAGCTCGACCTGATCCATGCCGGACATCAAGATCGCCTGCATCTGTTCCACCTACAACCGTCCCGAGCTGCTGGCCGAATCGATCGAGTGCTTCCAGCGGCAGACGTACCCCTTGGCAAAGCGGGAGCTGATCATCCTGGACGACGCTGGCCAGTATTGCGAGCAGACCGGCCCGGGCTGGCGGCTCGTGAGCATCGGCCAGCGGTTTTGCACGTTGGGCGAGAAGCGAAACGCGACGGCCGCCCTTGTTTCGCCGGACGTCGACGCCCTGGCCGTCTGGGACGATGACGACATTTACCTGCCGTGGCACCTGGAGCGGGCGGCCGAGCTGCTGGAAGCGGGCCGGGTCGAGTGGTCGCGGCCCGCCGTGGTCTGGAACGACCATCCCAAGCGGCTCCGGCGGAAGCAGACCCGGGGCCTCTTTCACGCGGCCTGGGTCTTCACGCGGCGGGCCTTTCTGGCGGCCGGCGGCTACCCGGCCATGCAATCGGGCCAGGACCAGGGCCTGGCCACGCGCATGAAACGGATCGGCATTCCGCAGGCCTCCCCGACCGGCCGGCCGTCGTTCGTCCATCGCTGGGGCACGATCCGCAACCCCCGGCACCTCTCGGCCATGGGCCGTGGCGGCTACGAACGCCGCGGCCAGGAGAAGATCGTCCGCCAGCTCAAGCCCATCCAGCCCGGCTGGACGAAGGACTGGGAAAAGAAGGTTCAGCAAGCGATTGCTGAGGCTCGGGCAAAAGCCTGAGAATCATTCTAAACGTTGCCGTTCCGTCGATCATCGACAGTGGTACAGGACCACCAACGTGACCATCACGACGGCATAGGCAAACGTAAGAAAGCCCCACCAGAAGCCACACCAGGTCAATCCGACCATCAATAGCGGCGTGGCGATTCCAGCCGGCAGCGTCAATCCTGCTGAATCAGCCGCTCTTTCTGCAATCGCCGCACGATTGGCAATCAGAATTAGGCTAATCACTGGAACCGCTACAATTGCTGCATCCCAAACGTAGGTAGCTAGCACCATCGCCTGTCTGAGTACCCGTTTTCGGTGCTCGTTCTTGGAAGTGATGGCATTGACGGCAGTGGGCACATGCACGGCAATCGGCGGAGCAGTCGGATAGCTCATAGCGTAGCCTCCGTAAGTTCAGCAGATTGGTCACCTCGCCATCCAGCCTATCCCCACTATTCGGCCTGTCAAGACCCCGAAGAGACTAACTTGAGGGCCTAGTGAGCTTCGGCTCATGGGAGTTCAAGTCTCCCTTCCCGCATTGGGGCGGGCTCGTGGCTGGCGGAATCCGTAAGGACCGCGCCGTACAGTGCTGTGGACGGTAGGACAGCCACGGGCCTCCCTTGCTATTCCGGCTTCTAGGCGTTAGAATCTAACACCATGAGCGAGCCCATGTCAATTACTGCAAATGAGATTCGCGATCTCCGTAATCGTTTAGATCTCACGCAGAAGGCACTTGCAGAGCGCCTGGGTGTCACTCGCGATGCCGTAGCACAATGGGAAACCGATCGCTGCAAGCCTCGCGGACCGGCCGAAATTCTTCTGCGTCAACTCGGTGCTGTGGCTGATCGCCAACCCTCTGCCTGACGCTTTTCAGCTTTTCCTTGATTTGTGGGCTTGACGCTTTGTCTGTCGTGTGTTAGTTTCTACACATCCTAAAACACACGGCACCTTCTAAGCCGTCTCTGCGGCGACCTGGTTGGTGCTACCAACTGGCCGTATGGCCCCCACTATATGCGGGGCTCCTTGCGGCACAATCCGCCGAATAGGCCATGGACGCATGTCTAGGCGAATAGGGCACAAGTCGTCCGATTGTTGGATGACCCCGCTACGGCAGGAAGCTATGGTTGAAAAACCGTATTGCCGAGGGGGGTTTTTCCATGCAACAGGAACTTTGCCGCTATTTGTCGGAAACGTATGTCCCGTTCCGATTGTCACTTGCGGAGAATTCCGTCGAACAAATGGCGATCGCCATTCGGCTCTTCGATCGCTGGCTCAAACGCCCGGCAACACTGGCCGATCTAACCCCCGCTACGGTGGTGGCGTGGCTCCACTGGCTCGCCAGCTCAAGGGCTCCCAGAACCGTCAACGCCAAGCGGGCCGCCATCCTGGCCATTTGGCGCGATGCTGCCGAAAACGGTCTCTGCGATCCGCCGCGCTGCATACCCAAGATGCTGGAGCCCGACCGGATACCGGAGGCTTTCTTCCTCGAACAACTGGAAGCACTTTTGGTTGCTTGCCGAAACGCGCCAGGAGCATGGGATGGTTGCCCGGCATCGCTTGCCTGGCAAATTCTCATTCTGGTGATCTGGGATACGGCATGCCGCATCGGATCGGTATGGGGAGCAAAACTCGCCGACGTCGATCTCGAACGCGGTACCTGGTTCGTGCCTGCGGCAAACATCAAGGGCCGACGGGCAGATCGCCTCTTCCGGCTGCACCCGGATACCGTCAGCCTGATCCGGCAAAGCGTTCCGCCAGAGCGAGAGCGGCTCTTTCCGTATCCTCGCAAAAAACGAAGGATCTGGACGGATTTTCGAGAGCTTCTTGCGGAGGCGAATCTGCCGACCGACCGACGCCACCTGTTCCATTGCCTACGTCGCACCAGCGAATCGTACGCCGCCGCCATGCGCGGAGTATCGTGGGCCGCTCAAGTGGTCGGTCACTCAGAAAAGGTGGCGAGAAAGCACTACATTGCTCCGTCTATCGTTGCAGCCGATTCGCTTTGCGACGTGCTGCCAAGACCGAGCAAGCCCACCATCTGACACCTTCTGCCGGCATCGGTGACGACCCCGATTGCGGTGCCGGCGTTCTTGCGGCGACGAATGCGGCTGAGCCGAGGCGGCACGCGGGAGGCTTGCCGCTTGCGGTGTTGCCGGGCCGTCGCCGCATCTTTTCTTCCTTGCTTGGGGGCCTTTACGGCAGGACGCTGCCGGGCACCACGGACACGACGGACGTCTTGACCCCGACGTCTCGCGTTTTGTACGTGTGCATCTCGCGGTCCGTGGTGCCTCCTTTCTTTTTCCCTGCCTCTTTCTTTCGCCCAAGAACAGGAGGGAGACGACCGTGAGCACCTGCGCTGAACCGCGTCCACGGCAGGCCAACTTCGAGCTGCTCGTACGCAGCAACAAGGCCTGGACCTCCGTCGGCCGTTTCTACACCCGCCGCCATGCCGAGCTGCGGGCCAGAAAAATGGGCCTGCCCAAGACCCGCTTCTGCGTCGAAGATCACCGGCCGGCCACGCCCCGGCGTCGCAAGCCGCGTCGCGAGTACTTCGCCGTGCTGCGGTTCCGCGACTGGGCGATTCTCTACGCAGGCACCGACAGCCAGCGGGCGGCCGAGCTGCTGGAGCCGGGCACCTGTTTCGCCAAGGGCACGAGCCGTGCCAACGCACGCCTGGCCGTGCACCAGGTGGCCGCCAGGATCACCGGTCAGCGGCTCGACGTCCAACGGCAACTCAACCGGCAGCGCGAACGGGAAGCCCGGGCCGCAGCAGAGGAGAAGGTCGCATGATCGCCGTCCGCCCCGTCCGGGCTGCCGACCCCCGGACAGTCAACCCGGTCCGGCCGACAAACGTGGTCGCCTACGAGAACGCCGCCGGCACCTGGATCTGGATCTTTGACGACCGGCATGTTGCCGAAGCGGCCTGCTCGACCGGCCGTTATGCGGCCCGCCCCGATCTCGGGCTGACCTGGAAAGACGCCGCACGGATCGTTCGGGCGATCCGTCAAGTTGTTCGTGAGTGTGAGTCCACAGGAAAAGGGAGCATGTCATGAAAAGCGACGCGTTTGAAGACCTCTTCGGGACGGCTGAAGAGGCGCCCGCAGGCGGGCCGGCCACGGCCGTCGAAACGGAGTCCGCATCGCCACCGGCCGATGCCGACAAGGAACCGACGGCCGAGCCGCAACCGGACTCGGAGCCGGAAGCGACGGCCGGCAAGAAGACGCCGGTCAAGTCGGACGTCACGCCGACGGCGATTTTCTTCGACATCGAGACGGGCCCGGTCTCCGACGAGCTGCTGGCCGAGCTGTTCGAGTTCGACCCGACCAAAGTCAAGGGCTACGAGCTGCTCGACCAGCCGTTTGATCCCGCCACGGTCAAGACCGGCAATCTCAAGGACCAGGCCAAGATCGACGCCAAGATCGAGGCCAAGCGCAAGGAACACGAGCAGGCGGTTGCCGACGTCACGACCCACACCGAAGAGGCCCGCAACACGCAGTGGCAGGCCTTTGTCGACGACGCACCGCTCAGTGCGCTGACCGGCCAGGTCCTGGCGATCGGCTACGGGACGGGCGACTTCCCGCTTAATGACGGCTGGCCCGTGTTGGACCACCAGGCCCCGCACCCGCTCGGCGAGTTTTCCGAAAAAGACCTTTTGGAGCGGTTCTGGAGCCAGTTCCTGGCCTGCCTGTCCAACGGCACGCGCATGATCGGGCACAACATCTGCGGGTTCGACCTGCCGTTCCTCGTCCAACGCTCCTGGCTGTTGGGCGTCGACGTGCCGCCGGAAGCGATCCACGACGGCCGGCACTGGAACCGCATCTTCGTCGACCTGATGCAGCTCTGGGGCTGCGGCGCCCACGGCCGCGACAAGTGGGTCAAGCTCGACCGCCTGGCCCAGTATTTTGGCGTCACGCGCAAGAGCGGCGAGGGCGACCAGTTCGCCGCGCTCTTCTGGGGTCCGCCCAAGGACCGCCAGGCGGCCATCGACTACCTCAAGACCGACCTGATCGTGACCTGCCAGGTGGCCGCGAAGATGGGGGTCTTCTGATGACGGAGGGCCGATGGGGAGTGACCTGCAAGGCGTGTGGCAAGAGGTACACATGGACCGGGTCCATGCACCCGATACCGCCTTGCCCGTTCTGCGAACCTCGGCAGCAGGACGATCGCACGCGCAGGCCGCGAGACGTCGACACGGACAGCGACGTCGACCACGCCCTGGCCGTTGTCGAAGAGATCCAGGACCTGGCCGAGGGCCTGCCGGACGAGGGTTTCGGTTTCGGCCTGAGCGTCACCGAAAAAGCGGCGGACATCGCCGCCACGATCGAGCGACACGGACGCGTTAGCACGGGCCAATTGCGGGCGCTGGAAAACCTGCGAGGATTCCGTTTCCCTCAAGCTGCTCTACGTCAAAGACCAAAGGCTGTACCACGTTGATCCGTTGAGTCGATTCCGCGTTCGCCGTCCGGAGCCAGGCGAAGCCAACCAAGTCATCATTGAGCAAAACCCGGACCTCTAACTCTCTGTTTCTGACACGTTACTTCAAAGGGAGCATGTCATGACTAGTACTGCATTGGAACCGCTCAAGAAGGCGGCCATGCCGGCCGTCTACGATCGAGCGGGAGACGTCGCCGGCTTCATCCGCGAGATTGGCGACGCGATCTACAAGAGCCGCATGTTCGGCTGCGAGACGGCGGCCCAGGGCCACGTGCTGGCCCTGGAATGCGCGGCCAAGCGACTGCCGCCGCTGGCACTGGCCGAGCGGTACCACCTCATCCAGGGCAAGCTGTCGATGAAGGCCGAGGCCATGCTGGCCGACTTCCACACGCAGCTCGGCGGCGCGCACAAGATCCTGGAGCGATCACCCAAGCGAGCCGCCATCGAGATCACGCTGGACGGCACGACGACGACCTTCGAGCTGACCTGGACGGAGGCGATGAAGGAGCCCTTCGTCTACGCGGGCAAGGAGAGCGACGTCGTCACCACCCTGGCGGCCGGCAAGCGGGAGAAACTCCAGCTCAAGCCCAAGTACGCCACGCCCCGTGCCCGCATGCAAATGCTCTGGGCCCGCGTCGTGAGCGACGCCATCCGGGCCTTCTCGCCCGAAGTCGTGGCCGGCCACTACACGCCGGAGGAAGTCGCCGACTTCGACGGCCACAACCTGGATGCCCGGCCCGTGGAGACCTCCGACGTGGCGTACATGACTCTCGGTGGGCCGGCGACAAATGCCGTCCCGTCGCCGCTGCCCGAGACGCCGGCCGACGATTCGCCGGCGGCCCAGGAGGCCGAGGCGCAGAAGCAGGGCCTGACCACGCACCTGATGACCGGCCAAACGGCCGCGGCGACTGCCGAGCCGCAACCGGTCCAGAAGCCGGCCCAGCAGCCTGCTGCGGCCGCGGGCGGCAACGGCAACGGCAAGGCCACGGCCGAGCAGATCGCCGAAGTCAAGCAGCTCGTCATCGAGCTGGACGTGAAGCGTGACAACCTGGTCGCCATGCTCGCTCGGGCCGAAGCGACCAAGATCTCGGACCTCTCGGAGCCCGACTGCAACCACCTGCTCGACGTCCTGCGGGCCGAGAAGGCCAGGCGGGAGGGAAACTCGTAAAGCGGCCGTGGCTCCTGGCCGTCCAGGAGAACCACTGGCCGCGCGAACTCGTGCCGCTCGTGCGGCGATACGGCAGCAAACGTGTCTATTTCACAGGATTGGACGTGCTGGGATTCCCGCCCACCTGGCCGGCTCCCGGCAAACCCCAGATCGACGCCCTCACAAGGGCGTTGTCCCAGTAGCGAGGGAGCAAACCCATGCGACTCGACATGACCGACGTGGACCCGTCCAAGCTGGACGGACCGGACCGGCCGCAACCGTGCGGCGCCCATTTCGAAGTCCTGGCCATCCAGGAGTTCGATCCCAAGAGCGGTGCCATGCACGCCGACTGCGAAGTGCTCGCCGCCGACGTCGCTGACCAGGAAGGCAAGGTGCATCGCGAGTACTTCTCGCTTTCCCAGGCGTCCCAGGGCAGGGTGGCTCAGTTCGCCGTGGCCCTCGGCCTGGCGACCAACGCGGGCCTGGCCGAGTGCAAGGCCAAGGGAGTCGATCCCGACATCCATTTCGAGCCCGAGGCCGTCGGTCGCCAGTTCGCCGGCCGGCTCGTGGAGGAGGAGTACAACGGCAAGAAGCGGTGCAAGCTGAACTTCAACATTTGGGCTCTCGACGATCCGCGGGCCAAGGGGATCCCGATCAACCGGGCCAAGCTCCGCCATGACGAGCCGTTCAGCACGCCTCCGGCAGGCGGCAACGGCAACGGAGCGAACCAGGCGGCGGCTCCGCCGGCGGCCGAGGATCCTCCCTTCGACGGCAGCGACCTGTTTTCCTGAGCGACCAACCAGGCTGCTCCCGGCAGCCGGCCGGCGGCGAACGCGCGAGGATCATTCGCCCCTCGTCAGGACGACGGCCGGCCGGCTGTTTCTTTTGACCCGCGAGACAAAAGCAATGGGCAAACGCCGCCGATCGATGCGTTTTTTCCAGACTACGCCAAGGTCTGGCCCAAATCCGAGCGTGATTCCTTAACTCCTTGCGCCTGATCTTTTGCCATGCACCGCGACGAAGAGCTGATCGCCGTCTTCGATTGGGAACGCCAGGTCTTCCAGAACGAGGATCCCGAGCGACGGACCGTGATCGGTGACCTGGAAGACGGCCGCGTGGTCAAGGGCCGGGCCCGTCGCGGTGCATTGCAATGCGGCCTCACCTACCGCTTTCTGGGGCACTGGGTCGAGCATCCCAAGTACGGCCGACAGTTTCACTTCTCGTCCGCCACCCTGGCCACACCGATCGGCGAGCGGGCCACGGTCAAGTATCTCCAACGAGGCCCGGGGATCGGCAGCGCCCGGGCCCAGCGGATCTGGAACCTGTTTCGCGAAGGGTCGCTCGACGTCGTGCGGACCGACCCGGTACGCATTGCCGCCGAGATCGAGGGCATGACCCTCGAAAAGGCCGAGGCCGCTGCCGAGCACTTCAGGGCCCACCAACGGCTCGAAAAGGTCACGATCGAGGTCCAGGACCTGATCGGCTCCCGCGGCTTCCCTCGCTCGCTCCCCGACAAGGTGATCCGCCAATGGGGCGAAGACGCGCCGCGGATCATCCGCGACAATCCGTATCAGCTCATGCGTTTTACGGGGGCCGGCTTCGCACGGGCCGATGCCCTCTATCTGGAACTGGGCCACGATCCGGCGGCCGTCCAGCGGCAGGGCTACTGCCTCTGGCACGCCCTGGCCAGCGACGGCAACGGCCACACCTGGCACTGCTGGGAAGACGGCCGGCGTGCGCTGTGCCGCTCGATCGCCGGCGACCAGGTCCGCATGGACGCCGCCCTGGACTGGGCCACGACACACGAGCTGCTCACCGAGCGGATCGAACAGCAGTCAAACCGCCACTGGCTGGCCGAAGCGCCCAAGGCCTGGGCCGAGACCCGCATCGCCCGACACGTCACACAGGCCCAACGCGAGACCTTTGTCACGCCGCCCCGCTGGCCGGAACTGGGAAAATCAAATGGAACCAGCTAAATACGACGACGTTAAAAGACTGCTTGGATCGGTCGAGAGAATCCCCACCGTCCAGTGTGTCTACATCTTGTTTCAGGGCAATACCCTTTGGTACATCGGCCAAACAAAGAACGGCATGCAAAGGCTAATTTACCACAGCACAAGATCCAGAAGAGGCGGGGGGCCGTCACTTGGATTCAGCTCGGGGGTCTTCATCGAGATAACAAACAAATGCGACCGCCTGGCGGTGGAAGGCTCTTTGATTGCAGCCTTATGGCCAAAGATGAATTCTTGTTGCTTGACGTGTCAAGATCGAATCAAGAAGGTCGAGAAGAATGCCACGACACTCAGGCGATACGGAATTGACCCAATACAATTGATAGAAGTGATAAGGTCTTGCTACGACGAACAGATAAGGTCTTGCTGCGACGAACAGAGGCAGCCATGAAACTAACTGATCACCAACGTGCCGAACTTCGCAAGGCCCTGACCGGCTACCTGGGGATCCTCACCGGCTCGCCCGGCACAGGGAAGACGTTCACGCTCGCCCAGGTCATTCGGGCGGTCAAAGGGATGCACGGGGCCGCCCGGATCGCCGTCTGCGCTCCCACGGGCAAGGCGGCCGTGCGGGCCACCGAGAGCCTGGCCGCTCAAGGCTTGTCGATCACGGCCGTCACGATCCACCAGCTCCTGGGCGTGATGCAGACCGACGAAGAGGGCACGCGGGACCGGGGCTGGCAGTTCGCGCACGACGAAGACAACCCGCTGGAGGTCGACTACCTGTTCGTCGACGAAGCCAGCATGATCGACACCACGCTCTTGGCTGCACTCCTGGCGGCCAGGCCGCGGGGCTGCCACGTGCTGCTGATCGGTGATCCGCACCAGCTCGCCCCCGTCGGCCACGGGGCACCGCTCAGGGACCTGATCCAGGCCGGCGTACCCACCGGCACGCTCACCAAGATCCGCCGCAATGCCGGCCGGATCGTCAAAACGTGTGCCGAAATCCGCGACCGCCACCGCATCACGTTTTCCAGGGCACTGTGCCTGGAAGGGGACGAGCCGGAAAACCTGATCCATCTCGATTGCCGGCAGCCGGCCGAGCAAATCGCCGCCCTGGAATCCTTTTTTGAACACGGCCTGGGCAACGGCCTCGATGCACTCAAGGGCCCGGCCTGCGATCCCGTGTGGGACGTGCAAGTCGTGGTGCCGGTCAACGAAAAGTCACCGCTGGCCCGCAAGACGCTCAACAAGCACCTCCAGAAACTTTTGAATCCGCGGGGCCGCACAGTCGACGGCTGTCCGTTTCGTACGGACGACAAGATCGTCTGCACGAGCAACGGCTGGCTGCCGTTGGTGGAGGGCGAGGCGAACGGATCGCCCCGTCCGGACGAAACGCGCGTGGCCAACGGCGAGCAGGCCCGCGTGCTGGACGTCGCAGCGGGCCGCTTCACGGCCGTGCTGGAGGCACCGTACCGGCTGATCCGCGTGCCCTGTGGCCGGCGATCGCAGCAGCAGGAAGGCGACGAAAAGCAGGCGGGGACCGGCTGTGACTTCGACCTGGCCTATGCGATCAGCGTGCACAAGAGCCAGGGCTCCGAATGGCCGATCGTCCTGGTGATGCTCGACGGCTACGCCGGGGCCAGGCGGGTCATGAATCGCGAATGGATCTACACAGCCGTATCGCGGGCCACAACGCTCACCGTCGGCATCGGCCCCAAGGGCGTGGCGGACGCGGCCTGCCGGCACAGCGGCCTCTGGGACCGCAAGACGTTCCTGGCCGAGCAGCTCATCGCCGGCCGCGGCGAGCTGCTCGCGGAGGCCTGGGCCGAGGATCTTTTGGAGCTGACGGAGCTGGCAACGTGATGAGAAGCAGCAATTCCAAGAAAAAGCGAAAGTACCGAAAGCTCTCCGACGGCGAGCTACTGGAGGCGATCCGGGCCGGCCGGTTCGCGACCGACGACGAAGGCAACGTCTATTCGGTCAACGGCAAGCAGACGCAACTGGCCACGTACCTGGACCACCAGCAGCGGCCTTGCATCCGGGCCTACCTGGCCGGCGGGCGGCGGGCCACGACCGTCGGCCGCCTGGTCTGGATGATCCGACACCGGCAGATTGTGCCCGGGGACATGGCCGTCGACCACGTCAACCGCAACAAACACGACAACCGACCGGAGAACCTGCGGCTTGTCGATTTCTCGGAGAACAGCCGGCAGAACCAGTATTGGGACGAGGACTTTTGAAGAAGAAGGGCAGGAAAGGGAGCCGCAGGGATGGCCAAGAAGAAGCCGCGACCCGCCCCGTTCACGATCGTCGTGGACAATCGCGAGCAGCACCCGTATCGGTTCCTCGGCATGCTGCCGATCTTCGGCTACACGTCGATCGAGATCGTACGGACCTACTTGCCCACCGGCGACTACTCGCTGGTCGGGCTCGAAGGCGAATTCGCTATCGAGCGGAAATCGCTCGAAGACCTCTTCGGCACGCTGGGCCAGAACCGCCGGCGGTTCGAAGCGGAGATTCAGAGGCTCGATGCGATGCAGTTCGCCGCGATCGTCGTGGAGGCCGATCTGCGGCAGATCTGGCGGCCGGTCGATAGCCGCCCGGACTGGCGGAGCGGACTGTTTCCCAAGAGCGTTGAGGGCACGATCACGAGCTGGAGCATCCGCTACCCACACGTCCACTGGTGGACCGTGGGCGATCGTCGGGCCGGTGAGATTCGCGTATTCGGGGCATGTCAGAAGTATTGGAAGCACGTCTGCGAACAAACAGACGCGCAAACGGCAGTTGTTACTCGAAAGGGAGCGTAAGAAATGAGCTGTGACCAGGTAACGGTGGTGACGCGACAAGAAGACCTCAAGGAGCATTACGAAGGCAACTTGCGAATCGAGTGTGAAATCAATTTGCCGTTGCTTGAATTGTCAGTAACGGGGTCGATCGAGTTCCGCAACAAATCCGTGTTCAAGTCGATCGAGGCCGGCTGGTCGATCGAGGCCGGCTGGTCGATCAAGGCCGGCGGGTCGATCGAGGCCGGCGAGTGGATCAAGGCCGGCGGGTCGATCAAGGCCGGCGAGTCGATCGAGGCCGGCGAGTGGATCGAGGCCGGCGGGTCGATCAAGGCCGGCGAGTG